CTTTAGATCCTTCTCACGATGGAATTACGGACATAGACGTCAATATTTATTGGCGTAATCGTTTAACTAATGCTTTAATTCCTCTTCGTCTTCCCAACCAAGGTTCAGTGTCGTTCCGACTCCTTTTCAAAAAGAAAATCAGCTGTATTAAATCGGCGTAGTTTTTCAAAAAAAAACCTTTTGTTAAAGAATAAATGGCAGCTGAAATCGAAAAGTTTTCTGTTTTTGATCCTCGTATTATCCAAACTCGTCCTAAGTATGCAGTCGAGAAGGGTGCACTTTCTGTCTCAAATGTTTCCTTCCAAGCTCAAACTGCAGATCTCAGTTCTTGCCAGTTCAATGTGCAAGTTCCTTCCGAAAATGTATTTGTTGACAGAGCTGTAGAATGGCAGGGTGTTCAAGTAGCAACTTTAACTGTAACTCTAACTGCCCCCGCTGGAATTGACATTCCTGCTAATACTCCTCTTCAAGGACTAGTAGCACCTGCTGCTTTCCCCCTTCACCAATCTACGACTCAAATGTCTGCCACGATTAACGATGCAACTGTAACTGTAAACACCCAGGATGTACTTCCCCAAATTCTTCGTCTTTCTGACATGCGTGATGCTCGTCGTCAACGCACTTGCCCTACGATGCTTGATCGTTATGCCAAGTACCCCGATTCTAGTGTAGTATCTAATTCCCCCCTACTAACTTGGTCAGAAACTGCTGAATCTGACAGCGTAGCTAATGGTGGCTTTAATGGCTTTTATTTTGCTACCAATGCTGGTGGTGCAACTCCTCAACCCGTTCTTGGTGCTGGAACTCCTACTGGTGGTGTAGGTGGATCAGATCCTGGAACTGTTTCATACTTAAATGGCCAACCCTACCTAACTTTAGCTCTTGCCCGCACTCAAACTCGTGTTCTAACTTTCTATGTAGCTGTAGCTTCTGTAGAAAAGCTTCTTCTACCCCCGTTCATCTTTTCTGATCAACGCGAATCATCTACTGGTCTATTTGGTGTACAAAACTTCCAGGTTCAAATGAATCTAACTGGTCCTTCTCGTGTTTTCCGTGTTTCTACTACGAAAACTGTTCTAAATTCTGTAGGAGGTGTTCTTGCTCCTTTTAGTGCCCCTACTCTAGCTTGGGGTGCTGGTTCATTTTCTGGTCCTTGGGTAACCAAGCCTTCTCTAGCTGTTCAATTCCTAACTCCTTCCCTCGATGTTCCTCTTCCTCCCAAGAGCATCGTTCCCTACATGGAATTCCCTCGTTACATTACTACTCCTGGAGATGTTATTGCCAGTTCAGCAACTTATTTAAGTGCTGGAAGTGACCTCCAATCTCAAACTATTACTCTTCCTAACATTCCCGATTTACTAGTAATTTATGTAAAGCCTTCTTCTTATCCTGATCCTACCAATTGTGATTGGTCTCTACCTATTACTCAAATATTTTTAAATTTTGACAACTTCTCAGGATTATTAAGTACGATGACTCAAGAACAACTATACCAAATGTCTGTACGCAATGGTGTAGACATGGACTGGTCTGAATGGTCTGGTCTTGGCGTTGTTCCTTTTGCTACTGGTCTTGATCAAGCCAACGTATTAACAAATGTAGGTGGTGGTCAACTTGGTCTTGTAGGTGGTCCCCTAGTCCTAAAGCCTGGTGTAGATTTCCCGTTAAGTAGCGGACAAGCCAGCGGATTAGTAGGGAACTTCACGCTCCAGTACAACTTAAAGGTACAGAACTTTACTGGTGCTGCAGTACAACCCAACATCTACACGGTTCCCATTTCTTCTGGCTTCTTTGAAACCATTAAGGGTTCTTCCCGTATCATCAAGGGTGTACTCACTGAACAAGACATTCTCAGTGCTCCTGCCCAAGCTCCTTCTGCTGAACTTCAACGCCCTGTTGGTGCTGGCAGACATCAAGGTGGCGCTCGTGGTGGCATGGCTGGCTACATGACGAAATAACAACTTTCAACAGAAAATTCATCCTCGAAATGTTTATGAAAAAAATCTTTCATAAAATCTTTTACCTTACCATTTAATCGTAAGGTAAAAAGAGTTCTTGTCTTGTTGAATGAATCAAAAAAATCTAGAGCTTCATGCTTATAATTATAAAGAAATGCAATAACGTGAGTAATCTCTGTAGGAGGATTATGATTTAAACTTAAAAATCCATCCTTTTTATTTTTTAATAAATAGGTGAATAAAGGAATTCCTTTTAACTTTGAAACTTCTAGTTTTAAGTCGTAATGTTTAAGACCTTTTCGAACTTCTGACATAAATTTAACATCTGGAATATTAACTCCAAGTGTGGGAAATTTTTTATATTTTTTCTGAAAGGCTACGCTAAGTACATAAGGACAATCCCATTTTCTATGATCATATTTTTTAGCACTTACAATCTCCATTTTTATTATAAAGCAAGAATTAATTGGGCTTATTTCTGATTTTGAAGGCTTTTCAGTCTTTTAATCATGGTGCTACCACCTGCCCCATTAGTTTTTACATCAAAAAAGGCACAATTACTGAAAAACACATATATTTTTCAGTAATAAAATTAATTTTTTTCATGTAAAATATATGAATTTTCTGGTAATTATTTCAAAAGACCACATTTCTTACATATTTTCTCTCGTAAATCATCATCATGCTTAGGATTTCCATCTAAAAAGCTATATACTCTTGCCATAGCCCATTGTTCTTTAGAAAGTTTCTGACTCATAGGTGCAGGACCTTTCTTAAAGGTTACCTTTTTCCTTACAGATTCTGGATTAGTTTTATAAGCACCAATACCTCTATTATAAACTTCCTTAATAATTTTCAATGGGACCTTTGTGATCTTAGCTAGGTCTTCTTTTGAATATGAATCGTCTGGAAGTCCATAGCGTTTTAGTACATTCTCTCTATGGGTCATTTCTCAAATTATAATAAGGCAATAAATAAATGAGCATTTCTCAGCGTTATACGTTATTTCCTATACAAGCTTGTGATGAATGGGCATTCAAAATGTATAAGCAAGCTGTAGGTTCATTTTGGACAGTTGAAGAGATTGATTTTTCAAGAGATCAGCATGATTGGGAAAGATTAAATCAATCTGAACAGCATTTCATTAAAATGATTCTAGCTTTTTTTGCAGGATCTGATGGTATAGTTCAAGAGAATCTAGTTCTAAGATTTCAATCAGAAGTTGAATCTCCAAGTGTTAAAATATTCTATTCATTTCAAAATGCTATGGAATCAATTCATAATGAAACTTATTCTTTATTAATAGACACTTATGTTAAGAATTTTGAAGAGAAGAATAAATTATTGTCTGCTTTGGATACTATACCTTGTATACGCAAAAAAGCTGATTGGGCTTTGAAATGGATTACTTCTGCTGAATCATTTGCTAAACGTCTAGTAGCATTTTCTTGTGTTGAAGGTATATTTTTCTCAGGAGCTTTCTGTGCTATTTATTGGTTAAAGAAACGAGGACTAATGCCAGGTCTAACATTTTCCAATGAATTGATTTCTAGAGATGAAGGATTACATACCTTATTTGCAGTCAATTTATATAATACCTTGGAAGCAATACCAGCTAATGAAATTGAACAAATTATTCGTGAAGCTGTAGAAATTGAAACTGAATTTATTACAGAATCATTACCTTGTTCCTTACTTGGAATGAATGCTAATGACATGACAACCTACATACAATTTGTAGCAAATAGGTTGTGTGTTCAATTAGGTATTAAAAAGTTATGGAATGTACAGAATCCTTTTGATTTTATGGATCTGATTTCTTTAGAAGGTAAGACTAATTTCTTTGAAAAGAAAGTTTCAGAATATTCTAAGCCTGGTGTTGGAGTTCAAGCAGAACAAATGAAAATCAAGTTTGATGAAGATTTTTAGTATATGCTATAAATAAAATGGCAACATTTGATTCTTTTGAGACTATGCAAGTTCGGAAGGAGTCTCTACAAGTTGTACTTGTGTTTTCCGTATTTTCTTTAGCTCTTCTTCAGTATTTAACAAGTCCCTGACTTTCTTAACTTGTTCAAACATTTCTCTTTGCTTTTCACCTTCTAAGGCAACCATTCTAGAAATTAAATAATGAAGGTGTTCTTGTAAAAATGCAACATATGAAACATTCATTTATTCTAGTAAACTAAATTATTTCTCTGATTCTTTCTTTTTTTCTTCAGGTGTGGTAGTTTCTATGTCTAAGGAAACTTCCGTTTTTGATCCACAGCAATTAGATCTAATTCTTCTATGATTGATTACAGCAAGAACGCCTCCTCCTAGTGAGACTATTAGTGAGCCAATAGCAAGTGCTGATGAAGTCGTTGAATCCATTTATTCTAAGTCCATACTAAATTTCTTAACATAATGCTTTATTGATTCTTTGAGAGTCGGCTTATTCCACAGAATCCATCTACTTAAAGCACCAGCAGATTTTGGATCATTCCAATCTTCTCGTTTTTTATGTCTTGCTAAATAATTTCTTTTTTGTTTTTTGTCACCTGTTTGTGTATAATCATCATACCCCATAGCTCCAAATGGAACTTGCTCTCCATCATGAAATACAGCAACGAATTTATGTACACCATCCTTAGCATGAAAGAATTCAACCATTTACTAATTATATTTTAAAATAAACTTCTTACTAACTCCTGCTACTATTGATGAATAACCACATGCTTCTAATGTCCAATCCAGAGTTGGACAACTTAAAACACTAGATGATGTTCCAATAACAATTTTACTTACTGCTACATTAGAAATGTCTGCTGGTTGAGGATTTTTTGAAGCACCAACAACTGAATTAAATGGAACATGTGGAATGTCCGTATAAATGTCATATGGATCTCTCAAAAATGTAGTTTGTTGAGGAGTTTGTAAGTTTCCAATTAGACTTGCAGTTGAAACTTCTTCGGTTGCTACTCCTGAAGTTCCAGTTGCTGCGGTTCCATTATAAACAAATACACAACCAACTACTGCTACTGCCGCTCCCATAGCAACCCAATTTACTCCTGTTCCTAAGGTAGCAATTACATATGTATTGCCACTTACCATTTGATTTAATAATAATGTAACGGTTCTATTTGCTAATGTTTGTTGAACTATTTTTGGTGAATCAACTGCGCAAATTAAATACCTAAATCCTCCAGCAAGTGTTTGATTAGTTGTTACTCCACCTCCATACATAGTT